CAGTAGCTCAATCGAGATCAGCTGCTGCGGGCGCTGCTACTGTAGGAATTGGTTCACGCCTTTTAGGTTTACTTGGTGGTCCAGTTGGTATTGGTATTACAGTTGCAAGTCTGGCTGCTGGATATCTTTTGATGCGTGACAACACAGCGGAAGCTAATAAAAAACTTGAAGAACAGGCTCGAGTTGCGGAAAAGACAGACGAAGCATTAAAGAAATTAGCTGGCAATGATAAAACAAAGGCAGTTGATGATCTAACGGCAGCATTCAATGCCCAAAATGAAGCATTAGAGAAATCGTCACGTTCTGTTGCATCTGCATTAATTGATATCGAAAACTATGCTCGTGGCAATTGGGAAGTTGAAAAAATTTCTCAAGAGGCTCGTAAAGGAACTATCAGCTATACAGAAGCCATTGAGCGCTTAAATAAAATTAAGTTACCTACAGATCTATATGAAAACCTTAAAAAGCAAGCCGCGCAGTATGATGAGAACTCGTCAAAAGCGAATTTATCTGCGGAGAAACTGAAATTATTTACTGTTAATGTACAGCTTGCTGGCAACCAAGCACAAAATGCTGCTGTTCAAGTAAAGGGAAATACTGATGAGTTAAATAGCAATGCGAATGCAGCAGATAAAGCTGCAAAAGCACAGAAAGGGTATTTTGATAGTCTCCGTACTGAAGTTCTTAACTCTAATGAAGAGTTGGCCTTATTAAATCTTGGCTACAGTGAAGAAACTGTTAAGAAGATCATTGAGCTGCAAAAAGCTAAACAGGCTGTTGCTCCTCCTGGCACTACTGCAATTGTCACTAAAGAGGAGATGGATTTAGTTGCACAAGCTCAAAAGGCCCTTGATGTACTTAAAGATAAAAAGGATGCCCTAAATGATGCCGAGCGTAAGCAAACTAAAGAGCTAACAAAGCAAGCGGTATTGCTCGCAGGGAATAATGAGCAAGTAAGAAATATGCTTCGCGTATATCAGTCCTTCCGTAATGCTGGTTTAGGAGATAAGCAAGCTCGCGTATTAACAGCACAAGTTGGTAGAGAGAATGATTTTAGAAATGAGGCAATGTTTGGGAGCCATAAAGATGCGAATAACGGCTATACCAATACTGGATTTATTTCTTGGCAAAAGACTCGCTCAACTAAACTCATGCAGTCCTTACAGGGACAAGGTGTTTTAGATAAAAATGGAAAAATCCAGCAAACCCAAGATGCTTTAGATGCGCAAGCTAAGTTTTTATTGCAAGAGGTTATGACTAATAAAAGTTATAGCAAATCTAAAGCCGCTCTTCTTAATGATGATTTAGACTATCGAAGTTTAGAAAAAATCGTGGGGAAAAATTTTATCGGGTGGGATTATGAAGGGAAAAAGCTTGGCAAAGATAAAGCTTCACAGCATTTAGCCAAACAAGACTCTTATTACAATCAGCTCAATAAGATTTTAGGAGCTAGCCCTGATGCAGCATCAAAAGCGATTGGTGATCTTTCTAAATTTGAAGATGAAGCCTACAAGGCGCGTGCTAAAACTCTAGAGGAAGTTAAACAGCTACAGGCAACATATGACTCAGAAACAGTTGCTAGAAGCAAAAAACGCGAGGAGGAAATCAATAAAGCAACTATTTTAGGGCAATTGAAATTAATCCCAAAAATTAATGAGCGTTATGATGCTGAAGATAAGTTAGCTCAGAAGCAATTTGATTTTGAAGTAAATGGTTATAAGTGGACTGAAGAACAAAAGCTTGATTACACATATGAAACCAATTCTTTGCGATTAGTTGCTGAGGGTAAACTCTCTGAAGATCAAAGAAAGGTTGCTTTAGATGGCCTGAAATTGCAAAAACAGCAAGAGTTAGGATTACTGGAACTTGCTCAAGAGCAACGTCTTTTTCAGGCTAAACAAGCTCTACTGACAGAAACCCAAGCCATGCAGGAACGATACAGACTTGAACGGGAGGAAATTCTTAAGAATACGAAGCTTTCTACAGAAGAGCAGCAAAAACTTATCGCATTATCTAAAGCCAATCAGGATAAAGAAGCGCGAGATAAAGTGAATAACGCTGTTCAAAACTGGGGTGGCATTCAGGCGAGTATCACTGGTAATAGTGGACAATTCGCTTTAGAACAGGAGCGCTTTAGCCGTTATGATGCTTCTCAAAAAGTATTTGATAGCCAGCTTGCTGATATTGAAACTCAAGAACAAGATCCAAATGCAAATATGGTAGCTCTAAATGCACAACGTGAACAAATCATGAAGGAACACTTTGAGCGTATGAAACTTATTGAATCGACATATCAAAATGATTCATTGAATTTACAGTTATCACAAGCTCAAGCGGTGACTGGTGCATTTACAGGAATGTTTGGTGCAATTTTAGGAGAATCATCAACAGCTTACAGGACACTCTTTGCAACTCAAAAGGCCTTTGCTTTAGCTCAAGCTGGTATGAATGTTTGGAAAGCTGCATCTGATGCATTTACAAATGCCCAAGGGACTGTTTGGAACAAATTGGCTGAGGCTGCAATAGCAACTGCTAAATCAAGTAGTTTTGTTACATTAATCCAAGCTGCAACACCACAAGGCTTCTCTTCAGGCGGCTACACAGGCAACATGGGCCGAGGTGATGTTGCAGGTGTAGTTCATGGTCAGGAATATGTTTTAAATGCCGCAGCAACTAAGAGAGTCGGTGTTGATACATTGAATGCCATTAACTCGGGTGGTAGTTTGGAGAGAACAGTTTCATCTTCTGAACAGCCTGTCACAATCCAAGTTTATGTAACTGATTCAGGGGTAAATACTAATGGTGCTAATACTCAGGATCAGAAGCAGCTCGGTCAAATGATTGGCAATGCTGTTAGAACGATTATCCGGCAAGAGCAACGACAAGGCGGTTTATTATCAAAGTAACCCACTCGAAGGAGTGGTTTTTTTATTGGAGATCTAAAAATGAAATCTCTTAGAAAGCAAAAACGTCGATTTACTTTGAAAGAACACCAAAATTCAGAAATGACTTTAGGTGCGCAAATTGGTGAAGCCGTAAAGAAAATAATTCTGAAAGATAAACGACAAGGAGGCTTACTTTCTACATGAGCAACCTTAAATTCACATTTGAATGTGACTTAGATGGCAATAGTAATACCCAGCGCTTTAATACGTTATCAAGCAAATTTGGTGACGGTTATGAACAAAACATTGCTGTAGGCATAAATAACCGAGCTGGTGAATGGACTTATCAAAGAACGGCTTACAAAGCTGAAATTATGCAAATCAAAGCGTTCTTCGATCAGCACAAGGGCGCGGATTCTTTCCTTTGGGATTCGCCTTTAGATGGTGAGGTTCGAGTTAAAACAGGTGAATATCAACCACGCTGTTTGGGCGGTGATGTATGGCAAATCTCAACGACATTCACCCAAGTCTTTTACCCTTAATTTAAACCCCTTTGATGCCCCTTTTTAGGGGCTTTTTTATGCGAGTAAGAAAATGACAATTCAAACAGTAAATCTAGGTTCAGCTCCGACTGGCGCAGGTGGCGACACATTCCGCTCTACTGGCGCAAAGGTAAATGAAAACTTTACAAATAACACTCATGCAGCTAGTCGTTATGTAGGTACTGCTACAGGCAATGTGATGGAGGTAGGTGCTTTTGGGATTGGAACAACAGGTGGCTCAAGTACATTCTATTCAAATATTAATATTAGTAATATTCCAGCCGGTTTTTATTCAGTTTCCCCTACAGCTACAGGATCGCCAGGAATAAATGGGGGTGGGAACCTGTTCGCTTTTAGTAGTGCAAATTATCAAGTCCAACTTCATAAGCAAAATCTTGAAAACCAATTAAGTATACGATTTGGAACGGGTCCAGATTCGTTTACTGGCTGGGGAAATATCTTAATTAGTGGAATTAATACAACAACAGACTCGAACGGTTTCATTAAGTCAGCATCACCCGTTGTTAAATTGTTTGCAGATAAAATTGAACCTAACGATGAAGCTGCTGAGCAGAACATTACTTTTGAAAAGCTCGATGTAGGGCACTACTTGCTAAAAGGAACGTCAGGTTTTGCAACGGAAGGTTGGTATATCGAAACGCCAAAAGATGCTAACGGGAACATTCTTTTTGCTGTGATTTATCAGCAGTTAGAAAATAAAGATATTGAAATCAAAACTTTTAAAAAGAAGTTTGATGTTGAGTCTGCTTCAATTATTGCTGATTTGGATAATCCAGTTGATATTTCAACGGGTCGCTGGATCGATATTCGCTTGCAAGAAATTCCTAAACCAGTACCCGAAATGCCAGTGGTGACAGAAAATGACCCTGAATAGTGATTTCCAGAAACTATATGTAGATGGATTAATCCATTTGTATG